TTATGAGGTTTTTGCTTGGGTGATTTTTTCAAAGAGATCAACAGAACGTTCAGCCATTTTTTCTGTATCATGCACATAGGTCTGCAATGTAGTTTCTATATTAGTGTGTCCTAATCGTGTCTGAACATTCTTAACATCAGCACCGGATTCAATTAACAGTGTTGCGTGGGTGTGCCTTAAGCTGTGATAATCAAATGCAAGATGCATTTCATGGTGTATAACCCTACTGCAATACTTAAATGAATCAGTAGAAGTATATTGACCGTTTTCATCAACACACACCAACCTGATACGTTGTAGTGGACTTTCAACACATTTTTGAATAGGTACAACCCTGATCATGTCATTACCTTTTTCATCAGTTTCAATCTTTTTAACATGAATCGTGTAATATTCCCCATACTTCATTTCATTCTTGAGTTGTTCAGCTTTTTCCTTTTTCAACGCCTGATATAGTGTTTCACCAAAAGGGACTTCACGAACAGAAGTAAATGTTTTTGGTGTAGTAAAGTACCAAGATGAACGCTGTTCTTTCTTACCTTTCTTTTCAACAACCTTCCTTACATCAGCACCGAAGTTACGTTTTACAATCTGTTTATTTACAGATATCGTTCTTTTTTTAAAATCAATATCATCCCAAGTAAGACCAAAGGTTTCTGATATTCGTAAGCCTGTATAAAATCCAATCATTAAAGGTATATAGTACCGTGTATTTTGGAATCTGTCACGAATCTGACCCCATTCATCTAAGGTCAATATAATTCGTTCACGTGGTTTTTTCTCAACCTTTGGAAATTTTACATACTGCATAGGGTTAGAAGGTAAATAATGCATTGGCTCAACCGCATAGTTTAGTGCTGCACTGAATACAGACAAAATACCAACTAAATGACTTTTTGAATTACCGTTCATTTTAAGTTCAACTGCATATTCCTGTAATACTGCCGGAGTAATTGCTTTTAATCTATACATACCAAATTTTGGAATTAGATGCCCTTGAATGATTCTTAAATACCCTACTTGGGTATTATATTTAAGGTTGGTCTTACAGTACAGATCAAACCACTGATTCAGGTAATCAGCAACCGTTATTTCTGTCGGTTCAAATACAGTCCCGGCATTATTGTATTCATTTATAGCAGCAGTCAATGCCTGTTCAGCTTCTTTCTTGGTTCTGAATCCACCTTTTTCTTTTTTCTTTCTTTTACCGTCAATTTTTCCAAGGTCAAAATAATATGACCACGTTGTACCTCTTTTTCTTACTCCACCTTGCATAAATAGCACTTCCTTTCATTGAAAACATAAGGAATGAATGCTATAATGGTTTTTGCATAGTCCAAATCATTTCATTCCTTGGTTTGGTTATCACTGACCCCTACTGTTGCAGCAGTAAGGGTCAGTTTTTTATTAAGTTACACTTCGGTTACGGTTAAAAATAGCCTAAAAAGTGCTTCAACCCCTTATAAATCAAGGAAGTTACGGTTTCTACGGTTACGGTTAAAACTCTATTCTCTATATATTCTTATTTTTACTAAGTTCTATACTATCATAAAATACTAATTATTAAAGAATTTGTTTTTAACTGTAACAACTGTAACACCCTTATAAATAAAGGCTTTCAAGTGTAACTTTTACTGTAACCAAGTGTAACCAAGTGTAACTTTACTGTAACTTATAATGTGATTTTATAAGTATTTCCTACCTTGGTTCTTTGGATTTTTCCTGATTTTTCCCAATCATATAATAAATGTTGTATTTCAGGTTTAACACAGGGGTCAAAATTTTTATAAACATCTTTTTGTAAAATGTCTTGATTGGTTTGTAAAAAATCCGTGAGGGAAGATTCTAAGACGGGCAATAATTTCTGTTTACGTTCATATTCAGTCTGCTGTATTTGGACTGTCTTAGAAAGCTGATCCAATTCTTGTTGTCTATTTTTTAGATAATCTTTTCCGGTTAAACATTCAGTAAACCAAAATTCATAGCATTCACCTTTGGCTTTACATAACTCTTCTACATCTTTCATGTAAAGAACAAAGGACTTTAAAGCAGAATAAAGTTCTTTTGGTGAACCATTTCTGGCATCTAACCATGATTGTAAGAAATAACTATATTCTTTTTCGATAGGTTCTATAAAATCCTTTTTATGTGCAACCCACCCCCAAGGTAAATCCCCGTCAACTAATTTATCAAGAGATCCCCCAAAGGTGTTATGGTTGTCATCTTTCGGTACAGAAATCATATTATTCTCCAAAAGTGTATTTGTAATATCTTCTAAATTTTCACTTTTAGACAAATCTTTAGGGGTTTTTGATTTCTTTTTAAATAGTTTAAATATCCCCACAAAATACCTCCATTAATATACTTGAAATAACAGAACATTTGTTCTATAATAATGATATCGCTACTTTAGAACGTGTGTTTAGGAGATGAAAAGTATGGACTATAAAAAACTTATTATTGAAATGCTTGACATGTTGGATGATAGACGCTTGCGCCTGATCTATGTACATATCAGAGCACTTCTGGGGCTGAAATAATCAGCCCTTTTTCTTTTGGATAGAATCCAGAAAGTCTTCCAATACTTTCCAGCCATTTTCATCTAGAGCTGCCAGTCCTGAAATCAAACGTCTTTTAAAAGAGTCTTCTTCACCTTGTAAAAGGTTTCCAATAAATTCTTCAATCTGTTCGTCTCTGGACAGTTCCATGAACATATCACCTTCACCAGTTCTCAACCAGTTTTCGTTGACGCTAAATTCCCGACATATAAGTGATATGACAGAATCGCTTGGTGCATTTTTTCCAACCTCATAGGCTGCAATATTACCACGTGCAATACCTATTCTGTCGGCAAATTCTTGTTGTGTCAAATCAAGTTCTTTTCTGATTTTCTTGATTCGGTCTTTCATTATATAATCACCTCTTTTCTTGTTACTAATTATACAGTTAAAATTCCTTAACGTCAATAAAAAAGGTTGGTAAATTACAAAAAGTTGGTAAATTACAAAAAAGCTATTGACAAATGATATTAACCAACATATAATTGCAATATACCAACAAAGCAAGCAGGAACACAGGCGGTTTGCTAAATGGTTCAATCGCCGTGGAACAGACAGGGAACACCCCAAGAGTGGAAGCGAGAAATAATAAGCCTGTTAAAGCGAGATGACACAGCACTTTGTTGTTTGACTGAAATGGTAAATTCAAAAAATATAATAGAAAGAAAGAGAGGTGAGAAGAAGTGAGACTTGCAGAAAAGAAAGTAATGGTTCCAAACTTGAATGAAAAACAGGCAAATTTGAGATTCCAGCTTTTTGACTGGCTGAAATCTCAAAACCTGTCAGCAGAAGAAGCTATTGCATTACTTGATTTCACCGCACATGAAATTAATAATGCAGCACTTAGTGAAGAACTTTAATCAAGTTCATTATAGTTTTCCTCAAAGTTTACCATAGCGAACTTATAAGCTCTTGCGTATTCTTTGAGTTCAGTTTCATCACAAGTTTTTCCATATTCTTCCTGATAGTGATGAAGCTTTACCTGTGCATATGCGACCGCTAAATCATGTAATTGTTTTTCATCCATGTGTTTCACCTCCCTTCAGGGAGAATTATAACACAAAAAAGCAGTAAGAAGTTAAAAAAGCTATGTAAACTGGCGGACTGTTGCAGCAGTCCCCACCAAACAAATGAACGAGGAAAGGAAGTGAAAAGATATGTCAGAGAAACAGAAAGAGATCCTTAAAAATCTTGCAGACAAGTTACCTGCAATGACCGAACGTGAGAGAGGTTATCTGGAAGGAACTATTGCAACGGCAGCGGCAATGAGTAAGAAAGGAGAAAAAAATGCAGCAGATGCAGCAGATGCAGATACAGGGGACAGAGATACAGATTAAAGAGTATCAGGGTAAAAGAGTTGTCACACTCAAAGATATTGATGCAGTGCATCAGAGGAAATCTGGCACTGCATCTAGGAACTTCAATCAGAACCGTAACCGGTTCATTGAAGATGTTGATTTTTTCAGGATAAATGTAACTGACAACGAAATTCGTAGTCAGTTCGGAATCAGTCCCAACGCTGGTGGAACAGTAATACTTATCACAGAAACAGGTTACCTGATGTTGGTGAAGTCTTTTACAGATGATCTGGCATGGAAAGTACAGAGAGAATTGGTTGATAGTTATTTCAGGGCAAGAGCTGAACCAGATGAAGAGTGTATGCAGGAGATCATTGAAAGTGGTGTACCAACAGTGGTGGTTGCTACTGACAAGCTGATTCAGTGCGCTGAGATCATGGCGGGATGCATGGAAGGTAACAGACCTTATGTATTAAATATTTTGAGAAATATTGTACCGAATATTGATGATGAAGAAAAACCCAAAGTCACAGCTAAGGTTGAGATTACAAAACCTGAAGGAATTATCAGATCAACTGCTCTACCGCAGGCGGTACCCATTGATACAACCAAAATGTTACTGGAAATGAGCGAACAGAATATGGATTTACCGACATTGGCAAGAAAATCATCTGTCAGTGTTGCAACCATAATGGGATGGATAAAAGGTAACCATAAACCTCTGGAACAGAGCAGAAAGAATGTCTGCAGTGCACTTGGTAAGGATGAAAACTTCCTGACACCGAAACGTAAACGGAACATTAGAGAATAAAAAACGTCCCACAGGAAGTACCAGTTCCAATGGGACAAACAAAAAAATATTTCAGTTACATAGTAACAGAAAGTGAGTAGGATTGCAATGAAAAAGATTCTCGCAGCGTGGATTGAGCAGTTTATTGAGTTTGATTCTGAAATGGAATTTGCGGTATTTGAGCAGAAATTAAAGGATAGCAGGAAAGGTTACCGTATCATTCATGCTCAGAAATGTTCAGATGGAAAATATAAAATCCATATTATGCGACAGTATAACAACAATAACTTCCCGGAAGGTGGTGAAACACAATGACATTCAGTGAAAAACTGAAAAAGGCTATGCAAGAATTACACCTGAATCAGCGTCAGGTGTGCGGTATGACTGGAAAAAGTAAAGGTTCTGTCAGTCAGTACCTTTCAGGTAAACAGATACCGTCAGAAGATGTTCAAAGTGCTATTGCAGTAGCACTTGGACTTGAATCAGATTACTTTTCAAAATCTGATGAACAGGTGGTTGTACTTCCAACTGCTGAATTGAAAAATGGGGTAATTCCCCGGTTAGATGTGGAAAAGGCTGCAAAGCTGTTACAGATGAACCACAACACAGTTCGTAAGGGCTTACAGCAAGGGGTTTTCCCTTGGGGTTACGGTATTCATACATCTGACAACAGATGGGTGTACTTCATCAATGCAAGACGTTTTGCGGAGATTGAAAGGGTGGTTGTTGATGACTAAAGAACAAAAACTTCAAGCGTATGCAATGCGTCTTGATGGGTGTACTTATCAAGAAATTGCCAATAAATTTGGTGTCACTAGACAGTGTATTCAGCAAAATATTGGTGCGGTTGGTGTCACGAGGGATAACAGACATCAGGTATTGCGGTTGTCAGAAAATTGCATTTATACCGGATTGGCAAAATTCATAAAAGAAAATGAGGTTAGTTCTGTTGTACTCGCTGATGTTATTGGAGTTTGTAGGATAGTCGCTTATCAGAGAATTGTTGGAGAAAGAAATTTTAACATATCGGATATATACAAAATTCTTAATTATACAGGTATGACGTTTGAAGAATGTTTTGAATTAAAAGAAAGTGAGGTTTAATAACATGAAAAAATTTGAATTTACAGGAGAAACCAAGACAATAAGTTTATTTTTTAGAACGGCTACACTTCACAGAATCAGAGCGGTAGCAGAATTTGGTCTTGTCAAAATTGGTGATCTCGGCGGTTGGATTGAGAAAGAAGAAAATCTTTCCCATGAAGGAAAGGCTTGGGTTTGGGGCAATGCCGAGGTTTGCGGTGATGCCGAGGTTTGCGGTGATGCCAAGGTTTGCGGTGATGCCAAGGTTTGGGGCAATGCCAAGGTTTGCGGTGATGCCAAGGTTTGCGGTGATGCCAAGGTTTGCGGTGATGCCAAGGTTTGGGGCAATGCCGAGGTTTGGGGCAATGCCGAGGTTTGCGGTGATGCCAAGGTCTTTTCTGCAAGTCATGTGTTAGTGATCGGTGCTATTGGTAGCCGGGACGATTTCACAACATTCTTTAGAGATAAAGACAATGAAATTACTGTCAAGTGTGGTTGCTTCCTTGGTAAGATTGATAAATTTCTTGAAAAGGTCACACAGACACACAAAGATTCAAAATATGCATTTGTGTACAGAGCTGCCGTTGAAGTCGCAAAATTACAAATTGATCTCAGTCTGGAGAAACCTTTAGAAGTTGGTGATAAGGTCAAAATTATTTCACCAGAAGAAAATGATCCGGGAAAGAACTGGAGCACGGAAATGAGCCAGTATCTCGGTACTATTATGACAATCAAGAAGGTTTGCAAAGGCGGCTACTACATGGAAGAAGATAATGAGAAATGGTTCTGGAATAATTACCGTATTGAAGGAAAGGTCGAATAATGAATGATCTTCAATTCATGCCCCATCAGGAAGAAGTGCTGAACCTGACTGATGATAAAAACAGGTGTGCTTATTACTTAGATATGGGACTTGGTAAGACTTTTGTAGGTGCTGAAAAAATGTATTTGCTGAATAATACTGTAAATTTGATTGTATGCCAAAAATCAAAAATTGATGATTGGGTTGATCACATGAAAACGTATTACCCTGAATACAGGGTTATGGACTTGACCAAGAAAAGTGAAGGTGTGAACTTCCGTACACTGGTTGAAACCAAAGACCTGTATGGTCAGAACATTCAGATTGTCGGTGTAATCAATTATGATTTGGTATTCAGACGCAAGTATATAGCCCATATAACCGACTTTACATTGTTACTTGATGAATCAAGCCTTATATGCAACGAAAACGCTAAACGGTCAAAATTCATATTGAAGTTACAACCGGAAAGCGTGATCTTGCTGTCAGGTACACCAACCGCAGGAAAGTATGAACGGTTGTGGTCACAGCTTAAGTTGTTAGGTTGGGACATTAACAAGAAAGCCTTTTATGCTTCCTATGTTCAGACGGAATGGATTGAAAACGGTGATGGGTACAAGAAAGAAGTAATCACAGGATATAAGCACGTAGAGCATTTGAAGAAAAGACTTACACAGTTTGGTGCAGTATTCATGAAAACAGAAGATGTGATTGAACTGCCTGAACAGACTGAACAGAAAATTTTCTTGAAGATCACAAATGAATATAAGTTTTTCATCAAACACAATTACTTGGAACTTGATACAAGGAACTTAGTCAGATTCAAAGATGATTCAGATTTTGAAGGTGAAGATGTGACACCAAGGGTTGAGTTGATCGGTGATAATAGCCTAACCAAAACATTATATTGCAGACAGCTGTGCGGTCAATGGCATAAGGAAAAACTGGAAGCATTCAGGGACTTACTGGAATCAACAGAAGATCGGTTGATTGTGTTTTATAACTTCAATGAAGAACTGACAAGACTTAGAAAAATATGCGAATCACTCAACAGGGAAGTCAGTTTTGTAAATGGTTCAGGACGTTCAATGTATGCATATGAATGTGTAGATAACAGTGTCACGTTTATTCAGTATCAAGCAGGAGCAATGGGTGGTAACTATCAGAAAGCAAATAAGATTGTGTACTTTACACTGCCACTTGGAAAAGGGTCTTGTGATCTTTGGGAACAATCAAAGAAACGTATACACAGAATCGGTCAGAACAGACCATGTTTCTACTATTACCTACTGGTAAAGGGAAGTTTTGAAGAAAGGAATCTTGCAGCATTGCAGGAAGGAAAGGAACTAACTGATGAATTGTTCACATAATTGTATGATGTGCCGGGTATGGAAGTACATCAAAAAACATTTTAAGAATTTTGTTATTAAGACAATTATCTTTTTTAACGTGTTAAGTCTTATGTACTGGATTGTATACATTGATTACATCATATCATGGCAACCATATGCAATTATGGCATTCAATCTTTTGGTACTGTCACTGATCGGATATGCAAATAAAGACAATGGAGTTGATTTTTTATAGCAGCAGAAAAGAATTTTGAAAACAGGGTTAAAAAATACCTTGAGGAATATGGTTGTTGGTGGCTCAAATACTGGGGTGGTGCAGCTTACACAAAAAGCGGTATTCCTGATTTACTGGCAAGTTCAGACGGTTGTTTTCTTGGTATTGAAGTCAAGGCAGACAACGGTGAACCGTCACTGATACAGCTTTATCACTTAAGGAAAATAAGAGAATCAGGGGGATATGGTATTTTACTATTTCCAAAGGACTTTGAAGAGTTCAAATGGTTCAATGAACACAAATCAAAATCTAACGCTTGGTATCTTTCCAATATTGAAGAACAGAAGCGGTGGAAAATAAAGTTAGAAGAAAAGGAGATTTAACAATGACAAGAGAAGAACAGATTGAGTATTTCAAAGGTTGCCTGATGGCAACAGGTCGTGAGGGTATAGAAACTTTACTTGACTTCATAGAAGAACTTGGTTTTTATGACGCTCCTGCATCCGGTGGAAACCATTGCTGTAAAGATGGTGGACTGTTAGAGCATACAGTAAGTGTTATGCAGTACGCTGAAAAGATTGGTCTTACATTGCTTGGAAGTGCAGCATACAACAAGATTCATAACAGCGTAATCATTGCATCAGCGTTACATGACCTTGGTAAATGTGGACGTTACGGAAGTCCTTATTATGTTGAAAACATGATACAGGATGGCAGACCAACAAAGAAAAATCCTGAACAGAAGTATAAGAGATCAGAAAGTAAACCGTACAAGATCAGTTCTGATTTGTGCCATATTGATCACCCTTTAAGATCGGTTGAACTGGCAGCACGTTACATTGATCTGACAGAGGAAGAAGAACACGCTATTTTCTATCATGATGGTGCTTATGGTAGTCTTGCATATGATCTGAAAGGTCATGAAGAACCATTGCAGGTGATCATTCATTTTGCAGATTTTTGGTCAGCACAGTTTCTTGAAGTCGGAAAACTTGACAGATTCGATGATCAGGTGAAGCCGGAAGAAACAACCGATGAAGTAAAAGAGGAAGGTGAAAATAATGAAGAAGAATAAAAACAGTTATGAAGTTCTTGAAGCAGAAGTTGCAAAGCTGAAAGAAGAAAATAGAAATTTGAAAGACGAGCGTGATGAACTGAAATATATGCTGAATGATATGCATAGTGTTGTTGATGCTGCAAATGATGACTTTTTCAATGAAATGTCAAGATTGTGCGGTTGTATTGAAATCGAAGGTACAAGAATCACAGCAGCATATCAGGATTTAGTAGGAATCCTGTTGGCAAACGGTTATACAGTAGAGGTTACACCACTGCATAATAATACAAGATTACAGGTTGTTATCAAAGAAAGTGAGGATGAAATCAATGAGTAGTGCAAAGAAACACAAACAGAGAAGTCACAGAAGTTACAGAAACAGTGTTGCAACCGCTGAACATTTTCAGAACAGACAGATTTTGAAAATGTCACAGCAGAAAGTAATGAAAGAGAAAAGCAATCTTTTCACTAAGTTAATGGGCTTATTCAAGAAAGGGGAAAAATAATCATGGCACAGAAAGTTTTAATTATGGGTGAATCCGGTACTGGTAAGAGTACAAGCCTTAGAAATTGTGACCCGGCAACAACAGCGGTTATCAATCCGGTAGGTAAACCGTTACCGTTCAAGAATCACTTTGAAATGCTGAACAATGAAACAGATGCAAGAAAAATTGTGAAGTACATGAAAGAACAGTGTGCAGTAGGTAAGAAGCTGTTGGTGGTTGATGACTTCCAGTACATTCTTGCAGTACCGTACATGAACCGTATCAAAGAAACAGGGTGGGACAAGTACAATGACTTTGGTGCAAACTATTTTGAAATCATCGACTGTTGCAAAGACTTACCTGATGATGTTGTAGTCGTTTATATGACCCATTTGGAAACTTTAGATAACGGTCTTACAACTGTTAAGCTGATTGGTAAACTGTTGCGTGAGAAGATCACCATTGAAGGATTGTTTACCGTTGTACTTAGAACTGGTGTGAATGAAGCCAAGTATTACTTTTACACACAGAACAGCGGAAAAGATACAGTAAAATCACCGCTTGGAATGTTCACCGCATACGCTATTGACAATGATCTGAATTATGTTGTTGACAAGATCAGAAATTATTATGAACTTGGTGATTACAAGTCAGATGATGAAATGAATGCTGCTGATCAGGCGGTTGCATCTGATCTTGAAAAACCTGACAGCAAAGGCAGAAGAACAAGAGGTAAAAAAGCTGAATCTGCAACACCAACAGATGCACCGGAAGAAAAGACTGGAAGAACACGTAAGAGTAGGGCAGAAGTTCAGGCAGACAATGAACAGAAGATTGCTGATCATATGGATGAAGTTGACAAGGCTATTGATCAGGCTTTTCCGGGACAGGAAGAAGTATCATTTGATGAAGCAATGGATGTTGCCGATAAAGTACCGAAACCGGATTTACAGAAACCACCAAGAAGAACACGTAAGGAAAGAAATGCTGAAAAGTCTGAACCTGTTCAGGACGGTACAACGAACACTGATTCTGAATCTGTCACACTGAAAGCAGATGCATATTTCTATGTTCCGGCTGATGATAACTATGTGATGAAGTATAAGGGTGATACGGTTGACCTGATCGTTAATGGTGTTGAGGTTATGAAGGTAATCACAAGAGAAGAATTTAATGCAGGAATCAAAAGACTTGCACAGGAAAACAACCCTGTACCTGCTGATGCACAGACCACGGCTGAACCTTTAGACGGTGCTATGAACCCACCTGAACAGCACGTCAGAGGTCAAAGACGAAGAAGAACAAGATCATGATTGCATTAAATATTTTTCTTGCAGTCATGGCAGCATTCTTTGGATTCGGTTCAGTGGGTGACAGGATTCAGAAAAATAGGGATAATTATACAAGGGTTTGTATTGCTTGTATCATAGCAATTATAATCATAAATTTATTTTAAGAAAGGTTAAATGGTGAAAAATTATGGCAGTAGATTTTAGTACATTCGATGAACAGGTTGATCTTAACGCATTACAGAAAGAGGTTCAGGAAGCAGATGATTCACAGTTTGAAGATGTACCGGATGGGGATTATGATGTAAGTTTTGATAAAATGGAGATCAAGCCAACAAAGAAAGGTGACAAGCTGATGTTTTCCGTACAGTGTAGCATCTTGGAAGGTAATCAGAAGGGTAGAAAGATTTTCTTCAACCGTACTATTTCCGGCAACACTTCACAGAAGTGGACTAATGGCATGGCAATCAAATCTGTTTGTACATGGCTTGATAAACTGGAAACAGATACAGTACCGGAATTTATCAACTACAGTGATTTTGCTGATTGTGTTCTTGATATTTTTCAGGAAGTACAGGGTAAAGTTGGTGCAGCAGTTACCTATAAGGCTGATAACTTCAATCCAATTACTATCAATGAAGCATTCGATATGTAAAAATTTTTAACTTGCTTGTCTAATATAAAAACAGCGGTGTGTAAAACGCACACCGCTTTTCAAAAAAGTGGGTGATTTAGTAAATGATATTCTACGATTTTGAGGTTTTTGAAAAGGATTGGCTTGCTGTATTCATTGATGTGACGAATAAAAAAGAACACGTGATAATCAATAGCCCTGATAAACTAAAAGCCTTATATGAAGCAAATAGAAAAGATATATGGGTGGGATTTAATAACCGTCACTATGATCAGTACATCATGAAAGGTATTCTGCTTGGTATGAATCCTAAAAAAATCAATGATTGGATTATAGTTGATAATAAAGAAGGTTGGCAATATTCAAGAGCATTCAATAAATTACCCATGATCAATTATGATGTAATGCCAAGCAATGATGAAACCATGAAAACAGTCGGATTGAAAACAATGGAAGGTTTTCTTGGTTCAAATATCAAGGAAACTGATGTTGATTTCCGTATCAAAAGGAAACTGACACAGGAAGAAATAGAACAGACGGTTAAATACTGTAGGCATGACGTAGAACAGACTATCAAGGTATTTCTTGAAAAAGTCAGTGAGTTCAATGCAGTTCATGGAATTATACAGGCATTCCCAAAAGAAACGTCACTGTATGACATTGGTGACAGTGAAGCCCGGATAACAGCAAAGGTTCTTGGATGTTCAAAAACTCATTTTGGTGATGAATTTGATTTCTTTTTTCTTCCATGCCTGAAACTGAAAAAATACAAATACGTTCAGGAATGGTTTGCAGAGAAAAGAAAAGAAGCCCTTGAAATGGGGTTACAAGATTTTGACAAAAAAGATAAAAAGACTTGGTACAAGTCACAGAACTTTGAAACAGTTGTTGCCGGAATACCGCACACGTTTGGTTTTGGTGGTCTGCATGGTGCATCTGATAAGCCAATACACCGGAAAGGTCAGATTCTTCATGTAGATGTAAATAATTATTACCCCTCAATGTTGATAGCGTGGGGTCTTGTGACAAGGGCAGCAACTAATGACAATTACCCGTTGGTGTATAACACACGAAAAGCCATGAAGGAAAAACAGATTGCTGCAAAAAATGCCGGAAATAAGAAAGAAGTTAAGCGGTGGAAGAAAGCACAGTTACCATATAAGAAGATGCTGAATGCCTTGTCAGGTGCAATGAAGGATGAAACCAACGCAGCGTATGACCCAAGGAACAACAACTGTATGTGTATCAATGGTCAGTTGATGTTGCTTGACCTGATTGAACACCTTGAAGTTGTACCGGGGTTTGAACTGATTCAGTCCAACACGGACGGTCTGATCATTTGGATTCCTGACACTGATGAAGCCTTTGAAATGGTTGATGATATTTGTTGGGAGTGGGAACAGCGTTGTTCTACTGAACAATGTTCAATCTTGCTTGAACTTGACAATATATCAGAAATCTATCAGAAGGACGTAAACAATTATCTTTGGATTGGTACTGATGGTGGTGTTGAAAGAATTGGTGCATATGTCAAAGAACTTTCAGCTATTGACTATGATTTACCGATACTGAACAAAGCACTGGTTGACTACATGGTGAAAAAGATACCTATTGAACAGACTATCAATCAGTGTAATGACTTGATCATGTTCCAAAAAATAGTGAAGCTGTCAAACAACTATAACTTAGTAGAGCATGAACAGGGTACTGGTCATATTACTAAGGTAACAAAACACCGGGACGGTACACGAACAGAACTGTGGTCATATCCTACCACACGGAAATATACCTATAAATCTTATCGTGTATTTGCTTCCAATCGTGTAACAGACGGTAGGTTGCTAAAACGTAAGGTTGTAAAACCAAAGGGTGAAAAATTTGGAAACACACCTGATCACAGCTTTATTTATAACGATTCTGTAATTGGGGTTAAAGTACCACCTGAATTAGATAGACAGTGGTACATAGATTTAGCAAGAAAAAGACTGAAACAATTTGGTGTTGTAGCGTAACACCGGGAAGGAAGGTTTTTCATGGATTTAGAAATCAGATACGAAAATGGTTCAATGACTGTTCATCTTGAAGAATTTTTGAATATCCGTAGCATTACCAAGGTCAGGAAACTGCTGAAACTTATCAGAAGCAGTTTCACCCCGGAATGTGAACAGCAGATGAAGGAATTTATTCAGGAACAGGCTGAACAGTTTGAATGGGTTCAGAAGGAACACAGTATCTATATTGAAGGGTACACACAAAAAGTCAAGTATGTAGAACAGCAGATCAGACAGACAAAGCACCGTATTTCACAGATTCAGAGGGGTGTTAAAAATGCGCAGCTTCTCCGGGATTCACACAGGAAGAACACAAAGGTTTGGAAGAACTGCAACTTGACTGTAAAAAAGTACAGGGAACACCTAAAAGAACCAAGAAACACATTGAAGGAACAGAAGAAAGAACTGAAAGAGTTGAAATTTCTGTTGCGATCAAGGAAGCAGTCTTTTGACCGTAACATCAGAAATAAGGATTTTTATAAAAAGGTGTTAGAAAACATCACATAAGGTAGGTGATAAAAGATGCTTTACAAAGGTTATGTTGAAACCAAGGGCAAGGCAAGCATTGAAAAACTGAAAAACAGAACCACATGGAAAACCTATGATGAAGTGAAGAACCTGAACGGGTTCGGTGGAGTTTTGGCTGATGACACCATCCTTATTGACATTGATGATTCTGACCAATCTGAAATTCTGATGAATATTGTGGAAGAACTGCAACTTGACTGTAAAGTTCTTTGTACTAGTAGGGGAAAACATTTTCTTTTCAAGAATCATACCATTGCAAGGAACAGGACACACGTCCAGTTGGCTGTTGGTCTTACTGCTGATATAAAAGTCGGCAGTAAGTTATCCTATGAGGTCATCAAGATTGACGGTGAAGAAAGATTTTGTGAATGGGACATTGAAGAAGGTGGAGAGTATCAGGAAGTTCCCAAGTGGTTGTTCCCGATCAAGGCAACCGCAGACTTTGTTGATATGGATGCCGGGGACGGACGCAATCAGGCACTATTCAATTATATCCTGACACTTACATCAAATGATTTTAGTGTTGATGATACAAGAGAATGTATCAGGATTCTGAACAGATTTGTTCTGAAAGAACCGTTATCTGATGATGAACTGGAAGTGATTCTTAGGGATGAAGCATTTCAAAAACCTGTATTCTTTTGTGATAAGACATTCCTGTTTGACCGTTTTGCAACATGGCTTAAGAACAATGAAAATGTAGTCAGTATAAGTAATCAGTTACATATCTATCAAGATGGGATTTATCAGGTTGGGTACAAGGCCATCGAAACAGCTATGATCAATCAAATACCTAACCTGAAAAAGACACAGCGAAGAGAAGTATTAGAGTATATGGAACTTATAGCTGATGAAAAAGCACAGGCAGATGCACGTTATATAGCATTCAGGAATGGTGTGTTGGATATTGTGACCGGACAGATGCAACCATTCAGCCCTGATTTGGTTATTACCAATCAAATACCTTGGGACTATAACCCGGAAGCCTACAGTGAACTTGCTGATGATACACTGAACAAATTAGCTTGCGGTGATCAACCGATCAGGGCATTACTGGAAGAATGTATTGGCTATTGCTTTTATCGCAGGAATGAACTTGGTAAGGCATTCATCCTGACAGGTGACAAGTCCAATGGTAAGAGTACATTCCTTGATTGTGTCAAAGCAATTCTTGGTGATGGGAATATATCAGCACTTGATCTTAAGGAATTAGGGGACAGGTTCAGCACATCAATGATGTTCGGAAAACTAGCAAATATCGGTGATGACATTGGTGATGACTTCCTGCAAGGTTCACAGGTAGCAACATTCAAGAAAGTAGTTACAGGTAACAGAATCAAAGCAGAAAGAAAAGGGCAAGACCCCTTTGAGTTTAACCCTTATGTGAAGCTGCTGTTTTCAGCAAATGATATACCAAGAATGAAAGATAAGACAGGGGCAGTTCTTAGACGTTTGGTAATTATTCCATTCAACGCAAGATTTACAAAGTATTTACCAAGTGGTGAGATTGACCCAGATTACAACCCTTATATCAAGTATCAGTTGGTTGAACAAAGTTCAGTCGAATATCTGATTAGGGTAGGTGTGGAAGGACTGAAAAGAATCATTGAAAACAATGAGTTCACCAAGTCTGAAAAAGTGGCTGAACAGATTGATGAATATGAAAATGAAAATAACCCAATCAAGGCATTTATCGATGAATGCGGTGTTGAAATGATTGAGGATGAACCAACAGGTGACGTATACAGCAGGTATCAGGTGTTTTGTGCTGATTGTGGTATGCAGCCAATGTCAAACATCGTGTTCAGTAAGCAGATCAATAAGCGGTTGGGGTTTGAAACAGTAGTAACTAAGGTAGGTGGTAAATCTATCAGGATATTCAGAAAGGTGTGACGGTATGGAAAAGTTAGTATTAACAGGTACGGTTTGTTTTTGCGTTGGTCTTACGGTTGGGTTAATCCTTGGTGCCGTAGTAATGGCATTAGCTGTTGCAGCAAAAAAGTACAAACCAAAGACAGAAGAAATTGATGATTGTTGGGGGTGTTTCGGTGCTGCAAATGGTGATTGTGATCGTTGCCCGGTAAAGGACGGTGATGATGAATGAGTGCATTATGGTTTGGGTTCATACTTTATTGTGGTTTTCATGGTGCTGAAATAACAGATTTGAATATGCTTATGATAGCAGTATTTTATATCGGTGACTGCATACTGATGAAAACAGTCAGAAAGGAAAATGATAATGAAAAATGATTTAAAAGTAGGGGATTTTATTCAGTGCTATAGTATGAAAGACTTGGTTGATCATCATACTGAACTGACAAAACTAGGGTATAAACTTAGTCTTTGTTATGAAAAAGACGATAAAAAGGGCTATTTCTTGCAAGTATTTGATGTACCAAAGAAAAGTTCATTGCCTTTGAATTTTGCTGAACACATAATGAACAGATTCAGGGAAAGGATATAAAACGCTTATGACATATAGAAACAGTGAAGGATACGTTGATCCAACAGCAGGTGCAGCAATGGCAACAGTTAAAAGGGAAGAAAATGCAGAACTGAATGACCGTAACCACAGACTGATTCAAGTGATCAGGAACATTGTTGACATTGCCGGGTTTGAAATTGTTGGAAGGGTGACATTGAAACATAAAAAATCAGGTAAGGTGTTTTATTAGTTCGATACACCAATTAGTGCTGTTGTGGTAGTGGTTACGGTAAAGTTACAGTTGGTTACGGTTAAGGGTTACGGTTGAAAGCCTTTATTTATAAGGGTGTTACAGTTGTTACAGTTAAAAACAAATTCTTTAATAATTAGTATTTTATGATAGTATAGAAC